CCGTGCTTTTACTGTCAGGTGGAATTGACAGTTCTACTGCCGCTTATTGGGCATCAAAGAAAATGGGTTGGGAGTTGCACGCTTTGAGTCTCAACTACGGCCACAGAGCCATAAAGGAATTGGAGTGTGCTTCCGAGATTGCAAATAGGGTTTGCAAGACCCACAAGATATTAGATATGAGTGTGTTGAAGGAAGTGTTAAAATCACCATTGACAGATATGGATATTAAACCCGAGGAAAACGATCGTGATGGAGACAGCTACTACGTTGTACCCTTGAGGAACATCATATTCCTGGCCATCGCAAGTGCGTATGCACAATCCATTGGTGCAAAACACGTGGTAATTGGTAACCACTTAGACGATGCAAAAGGGTTCCCTGATTGTAGACCAGACGCAATGGCTAACATGCAAAACACCGTGATAGTTGCATCTGAGGTGGATAAAGCACCTACGCTGTGGAGTCCATACTTGTACAAGCACAAAGATGAAATTATTGCGGAGGGGCTTAAATTAGGTGTTCCGTATGAACATACTTATAGTTGTTACGATGATGAAATGGCTTGTGGGGTTTGCGAGGCTTGTGAATACAGATGGGAAGCTTTCAAGAAAGCCGGAACAACAGATCCAGTACCATACAAAGTAGTACCTGGAGAGTGAAGAAAGATAGGGAGGGATTCTATGTCAATTGCAAATTGTCCGCAATGTGAANTGAATGGCTCNCCAACCACAACTGGGAAGGGTAGCGTTGGTGCTACCTTTGCCTTTGTTGGTGAGTCGCCTACACAAATCGAAGCAAAGTTAGGAAAGGTCTTTTCAGGCTCTGGTGGGCAACTGTTACAAGCCACATTGAAGTCTGCAGAGATTTCACCAAAGGACGTGTACTTAACAAACGCTGTGAAGTGTTATCCAGGGAAGCAACCAAAGGTTGGAATGGTGAAATGTTGTCGTAAGAAGTTGATTGCAGAGTTAAAGGAAGTCAAACCAAAGGTCGTAGTAGCAATGGGGACATATGCAATAAAGGCCTTGTTAGACCGAAATGATTCCATATCCGAGATAAGAGGGTTTACTGCGTGGTCAGATGAATTGCAGGCATATGTGATACCTACTTACCATCCAAACGCCATTTTGCATAACCCCGCATTCTTTGATGATTTCGCTAGTGATATGATGAAAGTGAAACGTGCTCAAGAGTTAGAGCCTGGAGGGGTAAAACAACCAATACCGCAAATTTACACTTGTGACTCTGCGAGGATGGCAAAGCGAATTCTCACTGCAGTTGCTAACATGAAGGACAGCGTAATCTCTTGTGATATTGAGACTGATGGATTTGACTATTTCGAACATGATATCTTATCCATAGGGATAAGTACATCCGATAATACCGCGATAATCTTTTCCAAACACCTCATTGAAGACCCGGAATTACTTCCTTACTTCAGAAACGCCTTTGCGAATAGGGATGTTATTTGGGTATTCCAGAATGGCAAGTTTGACGTTCAATACATGCGTGCAGATGGAGACCCTAAAGTGTTTGGTAAGAAGAAGAAGTGCGTGATTGATACAGTCCAATGTGACTTTGATACAATGCTCGCCCATTACGTAATCGATGAACGTCAAGGTACTCATGGATTAAAGAAGTGGGCTAGAAAATACTTTGATGCGCCTGATTGGGAAAAGGATATTAAGAAATACCTTCCAAGCAAGAACACACCATATAGTGCAATTCCAAAAGAGAAGTTGCACGAGTATCAGGGATACGACCTTATTTACACACGTAAAGGATACTTCGAATTTAACAAGCTTATGGAGGAAGAAGGCACTAGGGACTACTTCTACAAAATTCTGATGCCTGCAATGAGAGCGTTTACCGAAATTGAACTTGAAGGTATCCGAGTGGAAATTGATTTATTGCGGAAAAAGTATGAAGAGGCTCAGCCAGAGATTGAAGCTGCCCGGAAAGCACTTGAGCAAGCCGCAATCGATATGGGTTGGGACCCTATTCAGTATTGCAAAGACACTGGTGCAAAAACTGTACCGGATTCATTCAATCCAAGGTCATATCCTCAATTGTCATATGTCGCGTATGACTTATGTAAGATGCCACCATTTGAAGGAAAGAAGACTTGTAACAAAGACGCCGTAGAAGTGTACCAGTACAAACATCCATTCTGGAAGGCTCTTGCAGAGTACAAGCAAGTGAATGACTTGTTTGGAACCTTCGTTAAAGGGTTACTAGAAAGGGTCGATGCTGACGGAAAGGTAAGGCCGGACTTCTTCCTACACGGAACAGTAACTGGACGGCTGAGTTGTCACGACCCAAATATGCAAAACATTCCAAGGGATTCTTTTGTAAAGGACTTCTTCATTCCAGACGACGATGATTCAGTAATTGTCAACGCTGACTACAAAACGCTAGAGGTTGTTGTTGCCGCTATCCTTTCAGATGACCCAGAAATGAAACGTCCATTCATCGAAGGTACGGATTACCATATGGCCACTACGGAAGATGTATTCGCAGAGCAATTGGTGAACCTGAAGCGTTGGGCAATGTCTAAAGATAAGAGTGCTATCATCAAATTCGTAGCCTCACCGATGTTGATGGAAATACGTCCTAAGGTAACTGAGATGCTTGATGAACCCGATTGCGATTACGACAAAGTGCGTGATTACATTATCGACTACTTACGATTCCTGACCAAGTTCATCACTCAACAAGTTGCATAGGTAAGGGTGATGTAAAACCGCTCTCATATCGGTGGAGCCTGTGGAATGGTAATACCGAGCTAAAACTCACAAAAGTGAGCGATGGTGTAGAGACTTATTACAGGTCGACTACCGAAAAGGTAAATCAATCGAACCTGTATAATGGGCGGAGCACTAGCCGCAAAGGAGGTGAAAATGTGAAAGAGAGAATGAAAGAATTGTTTGAGACTGATGTAAAGTCAGATGACATAATCGTACAGCTTCAGGAAGAATTTGAAATGACGCACGCAGCTACATTAGAAATATGGTATCAAGAGTTTACTCCTGCGGAGCGTCGTGATAGACAGAAACGAATACTGCGCACCAAGAATATGCGTGAAAAGAATCCTTCTTGGGTAGGCGGTAGGCACATAGATGCGAATGGATATTCCAGGATACTGAAACCCGATTGGTATGAAGGCGGTCAAAGTGATTACGCATTAGAACACGTGATTATATATTGCCAAGCGCACCACCTTACGCGAATCCCTGAAGGACACGTAGTACACCATAGAGATTTTAACAAGTTAAATAACCACCCTTCCAACCTCAAGCTGCTCACTGACTACGAGCATGGAAAAATACACAATGCGGCTAGTGTTAAGGTATAGTCCACGCCAGTAGGAAACTATTGGAAACCGTGTTTGGTATTATGTATGGTAGGAAAGCTCCTTCACTTGCACATGGGGAGCTTAATTGTAGTGTAAATGAAGCCCAAAGGTACATCGACAACTTCCACAAGAAATATAGCAAGTTCCACAAGTGGATGCTGAAGATGGAAAACCAAGCAATCAATGAAGGATACGTCACTACAGCATTTGGTCACAAGCGTAGGTGGTCATTCATTACTAACGATAACATTTACTCAGTAAAGAACCAAGCCGTGAATACTCCAATTCAGGGTACTGCATCACAGATTTGTATGATTGCGTTGACGAGACTGCATAATGCGTTTAAGGAAAACAATTGGGGTAGAGTGTTATTCACGGTACATGACTCCATTGTGTTCAATGTTAAGAAAGCGCACTTGAATGAAGCGCTATCTCTGATACAGGCAATCATGACTGATGCCCCATTGGATACCGACGTACCATTTGTGGTTGACATTGAAATAGGGCCTTCGTACAAAAGAGTTGAAGGTGTTAAGTGTGTTGATGGTAAATGGATTCCAAGCAAGCCTCATAAGGCAAGCGATTGGCTTAAGGAAGTCTGTGGAGTTGTGTAAACAACTCCCTTCCTTTTCGCCAACAAAAATTCACAATGAACAATACAGAAAAACCATTGATTTTCATCCCGGAGCATCATATAATTAATCATACGCAATAATAATCGAAGGAGGTGAGGATTTTACAATTGAGGAGATGTACAAAATGCAATTGGATTACATTAAAAAAGGGTGGGGAGAATAAATGAAGCTGTTATTTGTTGGAAAGGTAAAGGATTTAGGTGCATTTTTGAAGAGTGTTGAAAAAAGCCAGCAAAGAGGTTTACCACTTACGTTGTTTGAAACAAAGGACAGTTGTGGAGTAGGTGAGTTAAATGGTGTCCAAGAAGTGCCCGAAAAAGGTATGGTTTCCATCAGATAACACCAACCCAGCTGACTTGTGTAGTGGTGTAACGACTTACAGGCTTGTCGATGGCCAGGATGTGAATGGAGGTGACAAGGATGAGTGAAAAGAGGAGAATTGACTTTGATGCTTTCGTAGAGTGGCAAGCCCAAGACCCTGAGAACAGAAGCGTGAAAGTTGAAATCGACAGAAATGGAGTTTCCAAGGTGTGGGTATTTGACTACA